AAGCGTTTTAATCTCGCACCATGCAGGGTCATCGTGGAACTTCCCGAAGTCGTGCGTGATAATATCGTTGTTGCTTACTGCGTCCCAAAACCAATCTTCGCCAACAAGACCTCGTGCGTTCAGCTTGAAAGCTTCGACCACAACGGGTTTCTTTCGGTATTTCATAATTGCTCTCCTTTACGCCATATAGTCCTCAAACCGTTTTACCGACTTGAAGATAATCTTGTTGTTACACCATCTCTGCAAGTGCCGAATCTCTTTCGGTGCGGATGGCTTGTTGTAGACCATCACATAAGGGGCGTAGCCCAGATCACGAAGTGTGTAGATGCGATACAGGTCTTGTTCCAACGTGCTGTTAAAGTTCGTCAGACAGTAAACCATACCAATATTTGACTTGCGCCGAAAGCCCTTTGCGAAGTACTCAAACTTGACCTTCAAGTCATCATTCGGGTTATCCCATGCAAAATGCAACGTGCCAATCCGCATTTTGTTGATGTCCTCAATGTCTGCCTGATTCAGCAATCGGATGTCTAACCCTTGCGTAAAGTCGATTTTGGCATGAGTGTCAATGTACTGCTGCATGAGGTCACGCTTTTCACGGCAAGCAGTGATGTTCGGGTCAAGCACTTTGATTTCGTCCTGACCACACCAAAAGTCGCTCACATCCGCCACTTTCACGGCACATCTTCCCTCTTTGGCTGCAACATGGCAGAAGGAACATCCTCTTGGGCATCCTCGACTTGTCATGCTGACTGCAAACGGAAACTGTGGGTAAATGCTGTAATCGGGGAAAGACTTTTCGATTTCAGGCGGCAAATCAACGTCTTTCGATTTATCGAATATTTCTTTGCCGTCTACTGTGCGGATCGCATACCCTGTGCCGCCTTTAATCACCTTGTCGGCGTTCAAAGGTTCTGGCACGTCAGGGCTGTATACGTCAGAAAAAATTTTGCTCATGTACACGATGTCATAGTGGATGAAATCACTCCACCACCATTCCACATCATCGCCTTTTGCCTTGTGATAGCTTGAAATCCGCATCAATGCGAGGTTTGGGAAGTTGTGCCCGTCTACGTCAATCAATCCAATTTTCATGTTTTTACCTCACATCCACACGCATTCTTTGAACTGCTGTGTTTCCATCTGGAACGTGATGTCAAGTGACCCCACGTTGCCCTCTTTGTTCTTCTCAAGCGCAAAGTGATAATGCGGCTCTGGTCGTTTTTTCGTTGTCACGTTCTGCGCCAGCAGGATGATTGCATCTGCGTCCTGTTCAATCTGTCCGCTCTCTCTCAGGTCTGCGGCAGTCGGTGGGATTCCTGCTCTTGCCGTCTCTCGATTAAGCTGCGCAAGGGCTACCACCAACGTCCCTGTGGACTGAGCAAACTCATGCAGCGCCATGCTGATTTCCGTGACGGCACTGTATCGGTCTTTCGCTCCGGCTTGGTGGATAAGCTGCAAATAATCGATGAATACCACTTTGGCTTGCATTCTGATTGACTGGGTTCTAATCCACCCCACGCTCTTGCCAGCAGCAGAACGGACGAACAGCGGATATTTCTTAATGTCTGCCAGTCGGTCAAGTTCATTGATGCTGACGGTCTTGTTCTTGACTGTATGAAGCGGTACGCCTAGCTGGTTTGCGATGATACGAGCGTAGAGAGTATCCGGGTCGGTCTCTAGGCTGAAATACGCCACCTTGCGCCCGTTTTTGGCAATTTCACAGGCTAGTTGCAGAGACAATGCAGTCTTGCCAGCAGACGGTCTGCCGCCGATCACAACGAAGTTGCCCGGCACAAGATGCAAGTTGTTGTCCAGAGCTTTAAGCCCTGTACTGATATACTCAGGCTTATCATCCAGCTTGCGGATGTAATTATCTATGCCATCGCACATCGGGATGAAATCGCTTCTTTCGCTGTGCAGATTGATTGCTTCACCTAGCTGCTCATAGATGCCTGTCAGGTCTGTGTATCTTGTTGAGCCGTCAACAATCTGGAACGCAAGTCCTCTGGCTCTGGCTAGTGCTGCCTGTTCCTTGACGATTCTAGCCCATCCCTGCATCATGTCGTGGGTGACATTGCGGATGAACTCTGCACCGAAGGCATCCAGACATTCGCCCATAGTCTTCTTGCACTTGTCATCGTACTGCCCCATCACTTCTACCGGGTTCCACTTGTCGTTGCGTTCCCAATAGCCGCGAATGGCAGCGAACGTATCATGCAGTTCGGAGCAAAAGTCGTCGATTTCAAGGTCTTGCAGTACATCGGCATACTCCGAAAACGTGAGGACTGCTCCCAGTAGGATGTATTGGGTCTGATTTTCAATATTCACCGCAGAAAGTCTCCCTCGTCAGGCAATTCAGCCATTGTCTGCTGATAGCCACCGTTCCAGTCCTTCACGTTACGCATCCAGTTCCGTGCAGCAGCTTTCCAGTCTTTCATAGGCGATTTACCGACTTTCCATCCATTCGCTGTAAAGTGGTCAACAAATCGCTCTGCTTCTGAGTCCATGTAGCCCTTATCGGCAAAGTATTCTTTGGCTTGCTTGATAGTCGGTGCCTTGAAGCGTTTTATGGCATCGCCATTTTTCTTTTCTATATTTTCTTTTTTATCAGATACAGAATCAGATTTATATAAGCTATTTTTGCCATTAGCATTATGGCATTTGCTATTTTTGCTATTGGCATCCATAGTTTTGCTATCCTGATTCCAGCGTTTTTCTGCACCTTTTCGCCCCGCTTCTCGCCGTGCTTCAACCGTCAAACTGTATTTGTGCTGGTTTGCTTCATCGAATGACTTGATTGTTTTCCACATCATCCGCATAGAGCGGTCTGGAAAGCCCGACTCGATTCCGTTTTCAACGTAATCAGCATAGGCACGAATGAATTGTCCAAATTCCTCGTCTGTCAATTCGTCCATCGCATGAACGTGTTCCAACAGAAGAATCATTGATGTTCTCGGCTTGCGTTCCTGCTCCATATTCAGTCCTCTTTGTAGCGTTTGTTCCATGCTTCGATAGCATCTTTGCGTCCATCATGTACGATTTTAATTTCTCCGCTATTGTTCATTTTGAACTCGATTTGATAGCTTCTGTTAGGAATTGTTGTTTTGCATTCAGAGCATCGAATACTAAATTCATACCCTCTCAGAAGGTTGCACGAAGAAGTGGTATTAACGAAAAATACAGCTTCCCCACCGCAAAACGGGCATCTCTTAAGTTCTTCCATCTTTATTCCTCCTCAAAACGGGCACTTATCGTCAGATTCACGCAGCCAGCCTTCGCCCGGAATGTTGACTGTCTCATAATACTGCCGTGCAACGTAGATTGTTTTCTGCCCATCCTCAGCAATCAGACCGACAATCAGATAGTCGCCAGTAGCCATAAAGAACCAAGGGTTGTTCTTGTATGTCTCGCCCTTCATCCAGTTCTTCATCCTGTTCACGGCTTTTTCAATGTCTTTGTCGGGGTAGTTTGGGTTGCCGTATGCAAAGAAATCCTCAGGAAATTTAAGTTTTTTCATTTTCTGAACCCCTCTCTCGTTCTCACAATTCGCTTGTAGACATCATGCAACCTTTCGCCTTTGCAGTACACAGGTCGCTTGTTCTTCCGCTTGATGTGACCGCACTGCGTTTCAGACTGTTTGATGGCTTTTGCAAGCTGTTCAATCGATGCAGCACATCGATTCATTGCTTCTGTGAGTGCTTCAAATCCGTCCATATTTGCTCCTTACGCATACCATTTCGGTGCTTCGTTAAAGATTTCCACGCCCTTTGCAAAACCCAGCTTTTCTAAAGTTTCGCACATGATGCCATCCATCATGCTGTGAACGATTTCTTCATCATCACCGTACTTTTGGTATGCTTCCTGCATTTCTGCCGTAAACGCGTCAATCACATCTTGCGTAACAACGATATTGCCCTTCATAAGACCTCCTATACCATCGGAAACGCCATCCAATGCGTCACCGTCACATCTTTCGGCAATCTCTCGCCTATCTCATCCCAGAACTGACCATTTGCGTAACAGCCGATGCAATATGTTGTTGGTGAAAAGCCTTGCAACATTTTTCCATTTCTATCACGCCACGTTGTCTTGATTGCAAGTAACAAGTCATATGTCCGTTCTCGTGGCGGTTCGCTTGCTGGATGCCAAAGTGCGTTAGCCATCGGTTAATCTCCATCCCACACGCCGTCAGGACGCATCTTTGCGAATGCCAACAAGCCATACAAGGCACGTTTGGCGTTGCCCTCTGTGGCGTTCCAGTAGTCGCTATCGTCCACATCATCGCCCAGTGCAGAGATAGCCTTTTTAAGCATCGGGATGCTTTCTGCGCCTGTTTTACCGTAGATGGAGCGGATGCCACCCTCTCCAAACACTTCCGGGCGATAATAAAACTGGCCGTAGTTATAAGTGACGTTAAGCCACAGTTCTTTTGTACCACCCATAGCACGCATACCACCGGCGATAAAATGTGTGCTATCCGCTTTGAGCGTTTTGTGCGTTACAGGGTCACACAGAGAAATATCATAGCTCATATTCGTCCAGTTCCTTTCTAATCTGCTGGCGTTCAATTTGCTTCAGTCTCGCCTTTTCCAGCTTGCGATTGTCAGCCTTGCGGATAGCCCAGTTGTTGCGGTGGTTCGCCCAGCAAGCGTATCTGTGGCTAAATTCGCTCTGGTCGTACCAGCCCTTGCCAATAAGTCCCTTATAGGTTTGCTGACGTTTCATCTTTCTTCTCCCATTCCTTGCATCCACGCTCATCCCACACGAAGTCTGCAACGTGTTCTGACTGGTCGTTCACGCACACGCCCTCCGGCTCTGCGTACCATTCGCAAGAGCCACAGGACGGCTTAGATTTGTTCTTACAGGATTCTGCCGTGCATCGGATAGCCTTGCCAGCAGAAAACTGTTTGATGCCCATGCAAGAGCAATGTTCTGTGGTGCAGTAGAAGTTCATCCGATTTTCCTCCAACCAATTAACTCGCAGACACCAATTGTTACAGGGTCGCATTTGTGAATAACTATGTCCCCTGCTCTATATGCGTTGATAGGCGGTCTGTAGACAAATCCTTTTTCTTTTGATTCAAAAATTCCATCGAGAATGTTCTCCGGCAAAATTAAAAATCCATCAGAATCTAAAATGGCATCGCATTGCTTGCATTTATAGACACAAACTTTTTTCATTCTTCCGCCTCCCATCCTATTAGCTCACAAACGCCAATGCTGTTATTCCGGCAATGGTGAACCCAAAAGCTTTCAAACGCAAACAGCGTAATGCTTTCTGCTGACAAAACGCGCTTAAGTTGTCCGGGTTTAAGCACTTCAATGTCCTTTGCAATGATTTCTTCACCGCACCGTTTGCATCGGTAGATTCTGTAGTCTTTCATCGTCTTTGCCCTCTCTTTCCCCTGTTGAACCGTCCGATCACTCGCTTATACTCTGAATAGCACTCCGGGCAAAGGTCGCCTGTGTCCCTGCGCCACGCCCAGTCCTTGAAGTATTCGTCAGGGTTCATCATCCTTCCGCCCAGAACCGCTCCGCAGCGGTCGCATACTCGCTTGTGGTAGATTCCTCTGTCAGTTTGCATTAGTCATCACCTCAAACTCTGTCCATGCAATTTGATTTCGGGCAATCGGAACAGTCTCCCGTGCATTTTACGGTTTTATCCCGATATTCTTCCTTGTAATATTCGTCCCAGAATGCCCTTTTCTTTTCACAATCTCGCAGATATGTATCGAAGTCTCCACGACAACGCCTGTATTCCAAAAACTCCTTCCCTCTTCTTCCGAGGGTTCGATATAAATAGTAGATTTTTGAAATCATATCAAACGTAAGTTTCAAAAAGAAACTAGCGGCAAAGAGCATACCAGCGCATCCGGCAACGCAGAACGATACATCCTTTGCGATTTCGTAGATATTAGCAAGCATCAGTTATCCTCCCCAACATCCTTAAACAGGATTTCCTTGTCAGCTTTCCAGTCTTTGATTTTGCACGGAATGTCCGTGCCGGGCACGGTCTTTTTCAGACCATCCATCTGCCAGACGTTCCACGAGATAGTGTCTGCAATGCAGTCAAGAAAAATAGGCATGAAGCCGATTTCCAGCCGTTCCGCATCAAACCGATACCTGAAATTTTCAATCAGCGTCAGAAACAAGTTGCATCGTGCCAGTAAAAGATTGTCTCCCTGCCATTCATAGCCGTATGTCGATGCGTAGGCGTTGATTGCCCAGCACATCCACATATCGTAGTCGTGGAACTGCTCTGCCAGAACATTCAGCTTCCTATCCAGCAGACCAATTCTGTCCGGCACGGCAATCATCTGTCCTGTCGTGGTGTCGTATCGGCTTGTAAGGAACGGTGCTTCACCGCAGGTGACTTCAAGGCAGGTCTTGTTGATGTATTCTATCCAGTCCTTGCCTACCAAGTCTTTCTCTGCAACGTCCGTCATCTTCTTGCAAACCCAAGTCGGCGTGAACACCTCTGCTTTCTTGCTGGTGCGCTTCTTCTGGTCTGCAAGCCGTTTCTGCACACGAGGAACAAGCCGAACCTTGTCCAACTGTTCCAGTGTGATTTCATCCGTAAAGCCTACGCCCAGTTCAGGCGGCGGGTCTGTCGCCCAGATGATGTTCTTGCCTGTCGTATGGTCTTGCAAGAGGACGGGCAGAAACGTGCGTAAGCAGGAGTCGGAGAAATCAATCAACGGTATTTGTTCTTTCAAGAACAATTCTTTCAATTCGTTTTGCTTCCTCTCCTGAATAGATAATTTCTTTGCACTCATTGCAATACCACCCGCTTAAATTTTTTAACATTACATATTTTCCGTTATGGATGAATTTTTGTGTGTAGTCGTTACGAAAAACCATTTTTGCGCCACAAGTTGGACACTCCATCATACATTTTCCTCCAAATCGTCAGTCCATTTTGCGTTCATAAGCGATTGCTGTTCATATATGACTTTTCCGCAAACGGCGCATTTCCATCCTTTGCAATCGGCTTTTATATATTTGCCATTGTAAAAACATTTGTATGTTACCTTATCTTTTGGAATAGCAGTGCCACCACAAGCGAAGCATTTTATAGGTTTATTTATTCCATCAGCATTCATATTTCACCTTCCGCTTCCGTAAGTTTATAAAAGCGTTTTTCTGTAATTCCTAATAGCATTGCGGCTTCTTCCATTGTCATTCCACCGTTTATCCACGAAAAATATACTTCGTCAAAATGTTCAGGCTTTTTTAATTTTCTTGGTTTCGGTTTTGCTTTTGGCTGTGGTTTTGGAATTTTCACACCAATAGGAATCCTTTGCCTTGCGTATGTGTAAAATGTTCCATAAGGAAGTCCACACTCTTTTGCCGCTTCGGTTCCAGTGATTTTTCCATTCAGGTATGCTTGAAACGCTTCTTCAAAACCATCTGGCAAATCCCGCTTTGGCCGTCCAAACCTAACTCCACGAGCCATAGCAGCATCGATACCTTCACGCTGACGTTGCTTGATATTTTCTCGCTCTGTCTGTGCGACAAAAGCCAAAAGTTGTAGAACAATGTCGCTAATAAGTGTACCAACAAGGTTTTTGTCTGCTCGCGTATCCAACAGTGGCATATCCAAAATTACAATATCAACGCCTTTTACTTTATTTAGTTGTCGCCACTGTTCCTGCACATCTATGTAATCTCTTCCCATTCTGTCAAGGCTTTTAATGAAAAGCACATCGCCTTTTTTTATTTTTCTTTTCATCCGTTTCCATGCAGGGCGGTCAAAATTTTTGCCG